TTCAATAATCTGTCCTTGTAATTCGGTAATTTCTTCTTCCAAAGCAATCAACTGAGCAATACGTTGGTCAAGTGCCGCCATAGATTCTGACGGTATAAATTGAGCCCAGTTCTTTGTAGGAATAATTTTTACCCTACAAGATTGTGTTTTCAGAACAGGGTCTTGAACTACACCATCTTCGTCCATATAAACTTGGTAAAACGATAGTTGTAATTCAATATCCCCATTTTCAGCAGTCATTTTTGAGCCAATAGGAAGCAAATATTCTAAATATTGTTCATCAGCATATTCTACCAATTCCTCAGACAAAGTTAAAAATTCTTGCTTATACAAATGAGAAATAGGGGAGATATATTCCAATGATACAGTCGTAAAATTTCTCATATCATTTCCGTCATATGTTTGTGGAATTAAAAATTGAATTTTACCAACCATATTGTCATACTGCATAATTGCTTCTTTGTGAGCTCCATATAATCTTCTATCGTTTAATAGAGTAATCGTGTACATTAAACCCTCCCTCAAAGACCAAACGCATTACAACAAAGCACTAAAAAAACTCCGTTTTCTACTGTAGATTCGAAATCGGAGTCCCAATACTTAACGTCTGTAATTATGCCTTTATCACAAAGGCTATCAAGAAAATTTCTGCCCCAATGGTCTGTTTTTCTATTCTTGTATTTTTCTTTTGTACCGCCTGTAAGCTTATCAACCAAAGCCAATAGTGTAGCCTTAGAAATCCAGACATTTAGTTTATTAACCATCCCGTCAATATCTTCAATGACTTTTGTTCCGTCAGAAGAACCGCCGTCTTTAGATGCTAAAGAGATGACATTTGGTTGCGCCCAATGAATACTTGAATTTGTTTTCTCGCTTGTCCAAGTACCGCCTGAAAGCAAATCGAGAACTCTAACCGCCTTTGCATTTGTTAAGAAATCAGTAAGTACCCATTGAGATGCATCTGTAATAATACCCTTCGTTACCAACTTATCCAAGGCAATCTTTTGAGGATTTTCTGCTTGAACAGTAATTCCTCCGGCAACAGCAAATTTAATTTCATCAAGTGGATAATATCGACCAGGACAATTACTGTCGCCAATCTCTCTATGTCCAACTATCTTTGCATTTGGATAACAATTCTTTTTAAGATATTGACATAACTCAATAATAGATTTCTTTTGTGCTTGTGGCATTGTCTTTTCTTTTGTATGATAATCACCTTCAGCACAAATGCCAATAGAACAACTGTTCATACCTTGAACGTGAGCACCAACCACATCAAGAGGACGTCCACGATAAATTGTACCGTCTTTTCTTACAAAGAAATGATAACCGATGCCTGTCCAACCATTTGAGACGTGCCAACTGTGTATATCTTGTGGAGTACATTTAACTGCTTCTGCGTGATGTAACGCTATAAAATCTGTGCGTGGACGCTTTGTAAAGCCACCGTGCCATTTATAAGCAACTTCAATTATATTCATAGCAATCTTCCTTTCTTTAATTTTTGCACAAAAAAAAGAACATTCGTATAGAATGAATGTTCTTTTATTTATCACTGTTAGGCGTAGTATATGTAAGTGCCGTTTTGCTATCTGTAATGCCTGTTGTAGTTGGGTCAATAATAGCATTATAAACACTCGTTGCCATCAACAGCAATACATATGGATTAGAAAAAGCTGTCAATATTACATTGCCTACTGCTTGCCATGTAGTTAGGTCTTGCGCCGTAATTCCCATATACCCAAGTACAGGGACAAAAATAGCAACTACAATTTGTACCCAAAACATCGGATTTTTAATTCTTACTTTCCAGTTAATGTTTGTCATAATAAATCCCTCCTCTTAGAATGTTAATAACACTTCTATTTCTCCATTTGCACCATCAATAGATGCAACATATTTTTTTGTCACTTTACAAAATGCTTTCTTTAAAGCTGGTATATCTTGCGATAACATATACCCAACCTCATCATCATAAGGTAATTTGCCACTTAATGTGGCACCATCAGGATAATCCATATCATCTTGTCTATCGTTATTCAGTATAAATACTTCGTCCACATCACTTTTTATTAGTTTTCCGTAATACCCATCTTTAGCTGCCGAAGTGGAATATGTTGTTATGTCAGGGTGTAGTGCATAAATAAGAGTTCCTACTTCGCTTTGATTCTTTGAAGCATTATCGACAATTTCATTTATAGAATTAATAATACAATTTTTGTCAACGGTTTTTAGCATATCCAATGTTTGATATGGTAATGCTATTTTTTCAGAATTAATACACCAATCACAATCATAATTACTAATTACATATTGACTTGCCGGTTCTTCAGAAGAATCATTATAAACAACGTTTACTGTATAATAACATAAACTAAACTTCCACACTCTTGTTTCAATAGCATCTATAGTGTCTTGAGAAATTATTGAATTAGATGTTGTAAATTCTAAATGTTGCGTATCAAAATTAAATTCGCAATTAATATATGTCTTGTTTTCTGTAATAGGAATAAAAGAAACATTTGTCGTATTGTAAGGAAGATACCCCCTTTTTACAGTATTATCAAAAGGAATAATACCTTTGTCAAAAGTAATCTTGACTTCTTCTGAAGTTGTAGGATTTGTTAGTTTTGGGGCTGGCAATGTTAAATTCATAATATTACCGCCAACTGTCCACACAACTTGTTTACCATATACATCATCTCTAAGTCCTTCCGCCAAATCAATCATTTCAAGATTATCACCACTTGCATATTTATCAATGGCACTTCTCACATATTCTGTGGTTGCAACTTGTCGTGAATTATTTGATAGAGACGGAGTAGGTGCTGTCGGTGTTCCTGTAAAATTAGGTGAATTAATACTTGCATAATTTGAATAATCAAAACTGCCTGTCAAATTGCCGATATATAACCAATTATGATTGCCATTATCATCTCCTACACAAAAATACACTGAGAATGTATTTGAGTTAAGATAAAAGTCGCCTACATTTGCATCAACACTATTGTTTATTACAGGGGTACTTAAATTAGCGGTGTGTGTCAATACCTCACCATAATGCCAAATACCGCCTTTTGACATACCATTAAGTTCCTTTTTTATGTCATTCAAAGATACATTAACCTTCATATCAGTCCTTGCTAATTCATTAATGGCAGATATAAAACTTGACTTATCAATAGTCTGCAAATCAGCTAATCCGTTTATTTTGATAACTGTGTTCTGTGATACATTTTGATACGTATATGGAAAACTCTTAGATACATCGTTTAGAAAGTATCCTTGACCTGTATTAAATCCATAACTAAATTCTATCAATCCTAATACAAGCGTTGCAATATTTCCCTCAATAGAAGATGTAATATCATCTGATTTAACTAATTTAAAATCAAAAGTTTTCAACTGTACATTATAATCAACTACCGCAAAAAGTCTTGATATATCTTCACCGTACTCAATCTGATATGTTGCGATTGTTTTACCCTCTGATACAACCCTTGTTCCATTAAGAACAAAGGCGTTTGTCAAATTTTCTATATCAACGCTTAAAACACCAGAACCACCTTGCATAGTGACATCAACTTGAGCAGGATCAATATCAGAGGAAAGTGTATAACTATTTGTTGTACTTCCATATAATTCTCTGTTGATTTTATCATCCGCATTTTGTCTTGATAGACTTTCATTTTCCACCAAGGTAGTTATATCTTGGTCTCCAATTTGTCTATTGTAAATCTCATCACTTAAATCTGAATTAGTCTGTTTAATCCTATCGAGAACATCATCTATTGCACTCTTTACAATTTTGGCTTGAGGGGGGAGAGTGCTTGTATTGTCAAGTTTTGTTGTAACTTCATCTTCCATTACCGCATTATCAAATACATTCAATAATTGTTGCTTAAAATCTGCATTATCATCATTTGTGTCAATATCTTTAATTGCTGCAATTAAATCTCTTAACTCTTCAAGTTCATTTGTTTCAAATGACTGAATCAAATTCAATAAGTTTTGAATAGTCACACCTGCTTGAATAAAAATATGTGCATCTTCTTTTAAATCAATATGTGCCATTTAATCACTCCTTTCTACCAAATATGATAATCTACTTCAAATTTGCCACCCATTCGATGTGTACCAGCATCTAAATATATATCATTTATAATATTAAATGACAATACATTATTTTTAAATGTTATTGTATTACTATCTATATATTGAATAATATTTGGATAGGTTGCATAACCGTAACGAGCAAGTAAAGAATTGTATGATATTCTATATTTAAACTCATTATTGTCCCACCAAAAAATAATTTGAGATAATGAATTTGTTTCATTAATGCGTTTAACATTTAAAATGCCCCAATGCATTGTATTTGGAGCGTTGATATTTATAGAAACCGCAATGGTTTCTTTGAATGTGCTATTCCCACTACTTTCTGAAGCTTCTGCTTTTAGTTGTTGGTTTTCGTGGACACCATAAGAAACAACTGATACATATTCTTGAACATATTTTTCAATCGCATCTTTAAATTCACTCATCAACGTAACATTGCTTGTATCTATATGTAATGCCACTATTTATCACCGTCCTTTTCTGTTTGACATAGATATTCTGTTCTTGAACCAAAGGTTTGTCCAATATATTTTTTTAATCCTTGATTACTAATATACATTCGGACAAAATCATTTGGTTTGATTTTTATATTTGTATAGTTAGGTATATTTTCATATACTTCCTTTGTAGTCGTATCTTTCAATGTTGCGTGTAATCCGTCATCAGAAACGCTTTGCACTTTTAAATCCTCAAATGTTTCAATATTCTGATTTTTTAAATATGTTGAAACTTCACTTTGGATAATTTGACGTATCATATTTACATATGCAATAACTGTTTCATCATTAAAATCTATTTTTTCTTCCTCTTTGTCTATCAAAAGATCACCTCGTTAATATTTGTCATTGTCAAAGATGTCGTTGCACCACTATCCATATTCATTGAAATAGAGTCAATGACATAGTTTTCGTTGTTAATACCCAAGCTTGGATAATTAACCATAACAGACTGGTTGACATCGAATATAGGATTATATGTGCAAGATAAATTCAATGTTTTCGTACCACGACTAAAATTAATCAATTCATACATTGCTCGTGACATACACAATGAATCAGCATATAGTTTACTATCATTTATAACTTCTGGTATTTCGCCATTATACTGAATACAATAGTCTGATTTCAAATTCTTATTTTCGGCAATAGCACTGAATTGATAACCGTTGGCAATAGCACCTTTAACAACAACTTTATTTCTGACTTGTGATGTATTATAAACAACATTTGCCGACACAATATCTTTGTCGTTTTCCTCAAAACGATATACAACAGGGAAGTTAGATGATATAAACTCATTAACATTAGAACTAACAACCATATTGCCAAATTCGTTGTAGTAAACATCGGAAGAAATTGTTTCGCCCATACTTGTAAATATCTCACTGACTTTTGTACCGGCATCTTGCTTTATAGTGTAATATGTATTAACGTCCGTATATTCACTATTAAAAATAATTGGTTTTAAGTCAAATGGTTTGCCATTTCCTCTGTCGCTTGCCAATAGAGAAGTAAAAGCATTCTTCATTGGAACACCAACAGGAATGATTGTTTTTAAACTCGTCGTTCCATAAACACTGCCATCGAATAAGCCAAACTTATCACATAATGATAATGAGATTGTTTGGTTTGAATTTTCTCTTGATAATGTAGGGTCTTTAAAAACAAATACTCCTTGTTGTTTCCAATATATTGTGTCACCAATAACAATACCAGAATCAAATCTAAATTTGCTTCCCGTCCATATTAATCCCTTAATCGGTTTAGGCTTCCACTTATTATCTATATTTGCAAGAGTAATATTCATTGTACGTCTTTGACCAGTCTGATATGTAATACTTAAACTTGCCGACATTAAATCATCGCTTGCGTCCATTGATATGTTTTCATCTTCGTCCAACAAATACAATCTAAAAACAGGTATAACTATATCAGCTTTGAACACTTTGAGTATTCTCTCAAACCCAAGTTTGCTGAACGAATTTAGATATACCTGTTTTGTTATATTTGCAATATTAATATTATGGATACTGTCAACTACATATCCGTTCTTGTATATGTTCATGTTAAACCACCGTCCAAAAGGGGAGAAGCAAGGTATTCGTGATATTTATTGTCTGAATCAACTTCAACTGTATCTTTCAACAAAGCTCCTTCGCTATCCGCTAAATATTCATAATACAATGGATTAATCGGCAATGTCATACCCAACACATCAACCGTATCAATATCATTTAACTGATTAAATGTGAACGTAACAGAAACATCGTGATTGTCATTTGTATCATATTGAAATGTTGGATTAGCATCTGTATCTCCAATAGTAATCAATCCTCTTAAATCTATGAGCATTTTCAAACTGTTACTTGATACAAAATTCTCCCAATTTATAATGTCGTCATAAGTATCTATATATTGACTATCACCTGAGCAATCTATTTTGCCAAGTAATCCTGTAATAGACATCGTTCTCTGCTTTCGATTACCGCCAGTCGCTTTGCCATAGGCATTTTGGGTCTGATAAAATGTCTTATCCGTATTCAACGTGTAACCGTCATTAGTTAAATTAATATCTAATTGCCATATATTATCTTCGTCAATAGTATAAGTATTATCTTCTTCTGTAGGAACAAGTCCGATTACAGAGACTGTTCCTCTATGTAGTTGGATTTTATCCGATACAAGAGGAGAGATTGTTTTGACATTTACTTGCACACCATTAACGTCCATTGTATTATTACAAATACCAAAAATATAATATTGGTAATCACATAAATCTCCAACAGTGAAATCTTCTATCACACGTTGAGTAGGATTTTTAGTTTGGCATACTTTATGTAACGTATCTTGTTCGCCCAAGGTTTTATAAACTTGAAAATGGTCAATATTTTCATATGAACCATCAAAGTTACTTCCCACTAACGTATCATTAAAGTTTGCCAACAATTTTGTATCAGAATTCCAACTATAATTCCCATACGCTTGTGTTAATGTCTCTTTTAAATCATCAGAATGAGAGCCTTCGTCAATGCCAAAAGCATTGTATGTAACTCCGCCGAACAATTTTACTTTTGCCATTAACTATCACCTCCAACAGTCTTATTATCTTTTTGAGACATATTTTTTAAATAAACATTCTCAGTTTTTGTATCTATAATTACAAGCCATGTTTGTTCGCTCAAAGGTGTTTCCGTGTGATAATATAAATTATCGCCATAATTTATTTCACCGTTCATATACAAATAAGGAACAGAATAGTCCACTGTTTCTTTTGTCATGGCTTCATTTATTGCCTTTTTCTTATCTCCGACAGTCATATTGTCCCAATTTTCATATGGGGAGAACACTCGTCCGTACGAAGAGTATCCTGTACTTGGATTTTTTACTGATAGATAAAAATGCACACCATCCCACTTTAATGAAGTTGTTGTTCCATCATCCTCTGTAACTTCAAATATTGTACCGGTATAATCAGAGTCAATCCTGAATGTTGTATATATTGTACTCTTGCCAAACGATAATTCCTTTTCACCGTCTATAAAATCATATGTCAAAGAGTTGCCTTTATCCAAGTGACATACATTATTAGAGACAGTCAATGTAGTATCTATTTTATCAGTATCCTTATTATATGCAAGAAACTGATGTCCACCTTCAATTTCTTCATTAGCAATAATAGAATGTAATTCACTGAAATCAACAATTAAAGAATTATGTTTTCTGTATTCCTCAATTTTAATGTTCATAGGGTAGGAGATAGAATTATACTCTGCTTTAATATAAATTATTTTTTCAAATGTAGAGCCAACACTATCTGTTAAAGACAATGTTAATCTATACTCATTTCCACTGATAAATTTATCATATTGCCAATCTATATTGGTTGAATATATGTTGTTTGAATAAGAAACGGTTGAATATTTTGTATCCGATTCACGTCTTTCTAAAAGAAAACTATAATGACTAACACTTATTCCTTCGGATTGTAAATACTCACCAGTGATATGCAAATTGCTATATGATAAGGATAGGGGAGCAAGTTGCGTGTTTTCAGATAAATCTATCTCTCTTGTTACATTTGTTCCGTTCACACTTTCAAAGTTCTCGTACAATGTAATCGTAGGAGGTGTGTTTGTATCAAAGTAATATTGGTCTGTATCTATGTAATTACAATATATTGTATATGTATCATTGACAGAAACCTTAAGTTTACCACTTACAACCGCATAACCAAATTTAGGTTCACCATATGTATCTAAATCATCCGTTGAGTTGAACCATTTGACTGTCTTGTCGCCTCTCTCAGGGTCTTTTTTATATGCGTCATATTTTGGCAAAAAGTAATAATATTTTTTGATTTTTGCAAACGTATTCCCAACCTTAATATAGTAGTTCGCATTTTCATCATATCGTGTCCACAATTCTTTGTGTGGATTATTATCGGAAGTTTTTGTTAATGTACAATCCTTAAAATACATTTGCGTATGAGGATTTATCTTTAGAATTCGATTGCCATTCATTTCAGAACTATTCAAACCATAATATGTTCCTTGATTAGATCCTACGGACTCAGCACCTGATAAAATTTCCATAACAGTACCTTTACCAATCCAAGATGATGGAACATATGTTTTCTCCTTTGTAGGATCAAAACTGTCCTTTTCGTATATTCTCATCTTCCAAGTGTACATCTCGCCGGCACCAAATGAAAACGTGGTTTCATCACTTGTTCTATTGTTATCCGATTTGTATATCTTATATGTTGGAATGTTATTCTTAATAGGGTATGTAACCAACGAACTATAATTATTTTCTTGCAAATTTTGTATATCAAAATTATCAAAGTAATATTCATAATTGTTGTCATCTATCATTAATCGTGCTTTTGCAATCTTTCCGCTTGATTGTAATTCACATTGAAAATCAACTTTCTCATTTGGATTTACAACTTCTGCGTGTGGATATTGCAATGCTGGTTTTCTAAGCAAATGTTTCACCTCCTTAAATTTTTGCAATAAAAAAACAGCTACGCAATATAACGTAACTGTTTATTAGTGGTTTGTATTGTTTTTAATTGTAGCAATATAAACTGTTCATATATTTATTTTGTTGCCTTAACTTTTAAATTATTATCTTTGTCTATCTTGAAGGTAAAATCATGAGTGTTCATATAATTTACCCAATTCATATAATCTTGATTAACCGTATTTCTTACTAGTGGTTTGGTTGTAACTATTGGCTTTTCACTCTTTATAGCATATACTCCCATGACAATTCCTCCTTTATAAATAATTTGAACTATATCTTTCAAAAACATTTATTTAATAATATTATATGCATTTCAACGAAGGTTATAATCACTATACTTTTATTCATTTCGATTATATAATCGCATAAAATTTCTATAACTATTATAACCGATTTTTTTCAAAAAATCAATACCAATCCACGAAATTCCTTGATTCAACCAATAAAAAATAGCATTAGACAGTCACTCCCAAAAGGGAGCAACCATCTAACTTATAACTTATATTTTTGTGTTCTTTATAATTGGATATTGTGATTTAACTTTGTCTGTCAAAGAATCTACAAAAGCATTTGCGTCCGGAACAGGGTCAGTCACATTTATATCGCCCGTAAACGTAATGCTTTCGGTAGTTGACGTTGAATTGTTAGTTGCAGGCATTTGTTGAGGAGATTGCGGAATTAAATCAGGCATTGCCATAGGACTTGCATAATATTCCATCATTTTAGTCATAATATTCTCAAAATTTGAACTTGCAACCATGCCTTGTAAAGTAACCGGTTCAAAACGATCTCCGAATTCAGATAACCCCGAATAATTTATAGGAGTATCATAATAAAGTCTATTGTTTGCCCTTTCTTGATTGACAAGTGCCTCCCATTTTTGCAGTTCTTTACGTTGAGACGGTGTTAATAGTCCGTTCTGTTTATTTTGTAAATCAAGATATTCTTGTACTTTCTCAGCAGGGTCTTCGGTAGGAGCATTATCTCCTCTATACTGTGCAAGCTTTTTATCTCCATTTTTACCTAAAGCTATTTCTGATTCAAGTCCACCATGCTCAAATCGTTGTGAATATTGAAAACTATTGTTATCAGTAGTAACCTTACTGTTTACATGAGTTTCGTTCATTTTGCTTATAGCATTATAGGCTTCGTCTGAATAAATACCTGCTTTATGCAAAAAGTCAACAACACCTTGATTGTTTGCATAATCAGTATTGTATAAAAAATTATTTCCAAGTTCAATGTCACTTAATCCTGCTATTTGACTATAAATAGATTTATCAGAATTTTCAAAGATATTAGCCCACTTAATACTGTTGCCACTTAACGCATTGTTTGTAGCAATAAGAGCCTCAAGAGACTCCATTGTTTCAGCATGACGAACAGCCTCTTCGCCATTTATATTCGATAACGTATCAATATATTGTTGATTTGCTGAAATAATTTCTTGAGTCTTATCACTCTGTTCTTCCATCTTACGAACATTCTCATTCTCAACATTATCTTGAATAAGATTATCACGAGCCATTGTAGCCTTAGTAGCTTCTAACTGAGTATTATAAAGCTTTTCAGGATCAGCAACATTGACCCATCTGTCACCAACAAGAATACGTGTATCACGTTCTTTTAAAGTGTTTTGGAACTCAGCATTTTTCTTTGTAACTTCAAGATTTTGCTTTGCTACTTCTAATTGCTCTTTCAACTGTTCAATACGGCGATTATAAGCATTGGTGATTTGCTGTTCTTGATAATAATCGTCCTTACCCAACGTGTTAATATCTGATTTATACTTCTTATAGGCTCTTGTCATTTCATTATTCAAGCCATTGATAGTATTCATCATATCTGAGTAATCATTCTCATTAAATAGCAATGCTCTTGTATCATCATCTAACCACTGAGAAAGATTTTTATTTGCAATAAGTTCACTTTGATAATCCAAAGCAGCATCTCTCAATGATTGTTGGAATGAATACTGTTCTTGCAATGCAGAAGTAATAGCTTTCTCTTTGTTCAAGCGAACATCTAAGATTTTGTTAATCATCTCATAATTGTCCGTAGCGATTTTAATCTTATTAGTAGCATCTTCTATTTGCTGGTCTGCAATTTTATCCATTAAATCGCGTTCTTGTGAAACAGCATCAAGCCAATTTTGAGTATATTCTTGTCTTTGGGTAAGCATACCCTCAAAAGTTTGCACATACTGAGAACCATTCTCCATATTCTCCAATACAGCTTTTGCTGCTTCATGAGCATATTCATTTATACTACCATCGGCGTTGAACAACTCATCAAATTTGACATTCTGTAAAATAAATCGTTCATCAGCCTTATTCGTGTTATACATATCCAGAACACCTTGATGAGCTTCGTTCTTTCGCATAGTTTGGAACTCAAGCTGTTTATTATAGTTTTCAAGAATATCGTTTGAAAGTTGTGCTTTCTCATACTGATTTTCTGTTCTACCATAACGATTTGTAAGAATATTTTCATCATATTCTAAGTTGCCGATTTCACGAGTATATCTACTATCTTGATTTTGAATATTTTGAACTTTTTGCTCCGTAACCTTTTCCATTACGTCCACAAAATCAGACTCTACATCTTGAATATTTTCACGAATATCACTTAAAGTTTCTTGTGCCTTTTTAGCCAAAGTAGCAGTAGGCGCATCTTGCATAAGCTTCATAGCTACTTCTTCTTTTTCTTTAAGTGCAGCGATAGCACTTCTCATATTATCAGCAACCATTTCTTGTTGCGTAATAACAGATTCCATGTTCTTTGAAGTAGCTTCATCAGCCAATTCAAAGAATCGTTTCATATAATCTCCGTCAGTAGGATTCTTTAAAAAGTCATTGGTCTTTTCTCTAAATCCTGTTTGCCAAGTATTATATTTTGCCTGTTCTTCGTAATACTTTTTCTGAACCTCCCACGACTAAAGTCGTAGGGTTCTCGGTCAATAACTCCAACGAGTTAAGTATCACCGAGCTATCCCCGTAGTTCCTACGGTTCTTATATACATTATTTAAAATTTAATTATTTACCAATCTTAATCCTTCATTCAAAATATTAATAGCTGCATTTACATCTCTATCTAATTCTGAATTACAAGCAGGACAAGACCAAATTCTAATATCTTCTGATTTCTTACTATCTCTATGCCCACAACAATGACAAATCTGACTTGATGGAAAATATCTGTCTATTACCGATAATGTTTTTCCATACCATTCACATTTATATGTAAGCATTCGTCTAAATTCTGACCAAGAAACATCGCCAACACGTTTATTCCTTGTATTACTATCAGTTTCTCTCATAGATTTAACATCTAAATCTTCGATACTAATAACATCAAAATTTTGAACAATAGAAGTAGATATTTTTTGTAAAAAATCATTTCTCTGATTAGAAATATGTTTTTGCAATTTTGCAACTTTCACTCTTGCTTTATTCCAACGATTACTACCAATTGTTTTTCTTGATAATTCTCGTTGCAATTTAGCAAGTTTCTTTTCTGATTTTTCATAAAATCGAGGATTGTCAATTTTAGTACCATCAGATAATATAGCAAAATCTACAATACCTAAATCTAATCCGATATTTCTATTAGTTTTTGGCAACTGTTCAAAGGTTATATCAGTACAACATAACGAACAGTAATATTGTCCATTTGATTCTTGTGATATTGTGGCATTTAAAATTCGTCCTTGTGGAATTTGTTTATCTCTTACTTTTACTAATCCAAGTTTAGGAAGTTTAATATGCTTATTTTCAAAACCTAAACAGTTATTTGTATTTTTTGTCTTATAAGACTTATGTCTATTTTTCTTTGATTTGAATTTAGGATAACCAGAATGTTCTTTAAAAAACTTCTGATATGCCATGTCTAAATCTCTAAGTGAAGATTGTAATCCAACCGAATCAACCTCTTTTAGCCAAATCAATTCTTTCTTTAATTGGGTTAAATCTTTAGAACACATATTGTATGTAAAAGTCATTTTATCTTGTTCATACGTTTTTATCTTTTTATCAAGATAATAGTTATACACAAATCTTGTACAACCAAAAGTTTTTTGAATTAACTCTTGTTGTTTCTTATTAGGATAAATTCTATATTTATAAGCCTTTTCAGCCATAATATCACTTCCTTTCATTTATATATTCTCTGAAAGGAATTTTGTTTTTATTAAATTTTAAATAATATACATAAGTTCCGATGAGAACTCTTAGTCGTTTTAGAGGTTGTCGTTCACATAGAGTCGCTAATTCTATGTATCCTTATCTGCTTTATTGTTTAGCAGTAGGTATCTTATAGTTTCCTATAAGCACAGACCATATCTTATCCCTCGTCATTACACGTTAGGGTCTACCCACTTCGGGACGCTTGTCCCTACTTCCCTCAAGAGGAATGGTCGTTGAACTTTACCTTTCGGTCTTAGCTGCTGATTATCCATTATTAAAGTGTTTAGGATTTAACCTTGCACCATCTATTCAATTTTTTCTACTTTCGTTACATTCACGCTTATATCTTTTAAGATATTACGTTGTAGTTTGAATAGCTTTAGGAATTTCCAGCAATTCAAGTAGTATTGGATGCCATAAGCACCACTACACGCAAGTTTCCCTACGTGCTTACTATTCTCGTCAATTCATCTCATGACTAAAGTCACGAGTGTTCTTGACTCGTTTAATAAAAGTCTTCATTATAGGTATTTAAAGTATCTTCAAGGTCATTCTCAATCCAATCGTCCAATTTTGAGAAATCTTCAGCATAGTCTTTAAAACTCTTTAAGATTTCAGAAGTAAGGTCGTCATCTTTCCCCCAAGATTCAGACATTTCTTTTAAACCTTTTAAAGTATCATAATCATAACCTTTGATTTCATCATCCAATGTGCCTTTGGTTAAATTTTTAGAAATACTTTCAAGAAAACCAAGACGTTCTTTTTCTTTTTCTTCTGCTTTACGTTCTTCAGCAGTTTGTTCCTTTTCTTCGTCTGTATTATCGGCATTAACACTGACTGATGTATTACCATTCTTTAAGAACTGTACCGGCTTTTTATCGCCGCCATACTTCTTAATCTTAGCATAGTCATCAGCATTAATAACAGAAAATGGCTTATCAGAAACAAACATCTGTGGTTTACCATCGCCAAGAGGAACAACTTTGTCGTTTTGATCAATAGTAGCCTCTGCTTTTTCTTCATTTACAAGCGCCGTAACTCCGGCACCGACCATTCCACCGTCTTTCTTTTGAGTAAACGGAACATCAAAACTATAATTACTTTGCTTTTTGTCGCCTAAAGACTTTACATTGCCAACTTTAGTAGCCGATGTATGAGTATTAGTCTTAAATGTACCATAAACTTGTTGAAGTTTAGACATAAACTCTTGCATTTTTTGAGTTAATACAGAAGTTCCGCCAACAGAAGGCATATCAGAAAAATCAAAGCCTTCCAACGAGCCTAAATTCTCAATTAAAGTAATTGCATGATTTAGATTACCATATGGAGGAGTGCCACCGTTAGCTTTATAAGCAGGAGCAATAGCTGATTTCTTAACTTCAAATTCAACCATATCTTGTCCGTTGTTATGACCCCACTTGTTGGCAGGGTTATTATCGTACCAAGTATATGCTTGCGACTTCTCGTCCATTATGATACCGTAAAATACACTACCGTCATCTTGAGTGTATCTCATAACATCTCCAGGCTTACCAAAAGTAGATGTCATTGCTACAAGACGAGCACCTTTATATGTATAGATGCCATTCTCATCGGTTGATAAATCACCGCTATCCAACAACTTCTTAAATAGCTTCCAAGCACTGGAACTTGTATCCCAATATCCAAGCGATGACCCCAAATATCCATTTTCGTCAAAAGCGGTATATGAATGTGACTTACCTACACCTTGTCCGAAATCATTTGTGTCCCAAGATTGTTGAACTGTATTATTTGTTATACCCGAATTATTACTTCTTGTAGAGCCGTTATTCACTCTATTCCTGACATTGTTTATGCCTAAAATCCTTGATATAGCGTCTTTTGCATTTGGTGTACCATTAGCATAAGCATGATGTACATTGCCGTTCAAAATTCGCTTTGTATCAGCATAAGGGATAACAGTATCACCTCTGTCAAGATTAATAATCTGTGTGCCGTCTAAGCCAGCAAGATATGCTTTACCTGTCTTTTGTCTGATAAGAATTTCAGGTGTAGGATAGTTCAATCCTCTTACTTCTGCTTCATCACCGAGTTTAGCAAGCCCAGGCAATGCACCCTCAGTACCTTTATAATAACGTCTTGCACCAAGATAAGCACTTGTCCAATATGTACTAAAATCACTCTCTTTTACAACATCACCAGTGTGTGGAGAATGAATAATCTTATTATTGCCTTCATAGATACCAACGTGTGTTGCTTCGCCATTTCCATAGAATACCAAGTCGCCTGCTTGAAGTTGACTCTTATCAACTGCTTGACCTGACGCAAATTGTTCTTGAGAAGTTCTCGGTATTGACTTACCGTTCTGTGCCAATACGTACTGTGTAAATCCCGAACAGTCAAAGCCAGATGGTGAAGTACCGCCCCATTGATACGGTGTACCAAGAAATGATTTTGCAGTATTGATTATTTCATTGTCACCTTGAGGGTTAGTTTGAGAATTACCAGACAAAGCACCATTATTAACATTGATAGCAAAGTTCATATCAACCGTATTTTCACCAAATACTTCATTCATTAATGATATGATTTCTTGTATCTTATTAGCAATCAATACTTGCAATGCGTTCCAAGATTGCTCCGATATAGACGGTGCGATTATTTGTAGTGACTGAATAGCCCTTGCGCCATTGGCAGCAATGGTTTGAGCATCTGTCATATATTGCCCAATAGTATCATTCATACTATTCCAAGAAGATGATAACAAAGTCAATGCTTGTAGTGGGTCATCTTGTACAAATTGATCCCAAGCGTCTTTGCCATTAATACCTGCTTGTTGTAGCAGAGAAGTTACATTGCTATCAAGCAAGTCCCAACTACTCATTCCACCATCTTGCATTAGGTTAAATGCTTGAAGTGAATTATTTGAGTCTTTTATCCAATCAGTCCAATTATCTGCATTTACATTCAATTCAGACAATTTATTCTGCAATTCATTCGGTAAATCATTCCAAGCTGAATTTTGCAAAATAAGTCCAACAACCGAATCTGAAAGGGTACTCTTATCAGCTTTGTCAAGCGACTGCGATGTCATATTAACAATAGTGTTCGATAAGTCTTTGTACATCTTCTTATCAGTCAGACTGTTCTTAAATGCAGTTTGCACAGCACTAAATTTTATATTGCCTTTTAAAGCATTAAACTCATTGTTGATTTCCGCAATAGTCTCTTCAACCATTGCTTGTACGTTAACATCTGAATACAATGTTTGAGTAGACAATGTATTATATGGAATAGGGGAGAATGAAACATTTGTATTGCCTTGTGCAAACTTATCAACCGTTGCAGATTGAATATTTTCAATAGGCTGATAGAAATACTTCATACCAGTATATTTAATGATATTCTGCAAGTCTTTTGCATTGACAATGCGAGTATTCGGAGGTAATTCAGATAGTTGTGCTTCATTATTGAATAGATGAAGTTTGCCGTCTTGTCCTATATACGCTTCTTGTCCTGCATATGCTCCCGTACCGTCACCTGTGATTGTAAGTCCTTGTGATGTTGTACCGCCTTTGGCATACTTTTCAGCGTATACAAACTTGTGATTTGAAACACCCCAAGTACCTAAATCTTCATCACCACGATAAATATGACCGTCACGCTTAATTTTTGCGTCTAATGGAATTCCATCAATACTATTCTTTATATCACTTGCTTTTACACTTGATTTGCCTTTTGCAATGTCATTATAGAATTTAGCTTTATCTGATGAAAGACTTTTAACATTAGAAAAACTATTGCCCTTAGTCTTATCTATAATGCTGGTACCTTCTTCTTGTGCTTTTTCTTGAGCTTCTTGTTCTAATTCTTCGGCAGTTTTTACATTAAGTTTGATATTAATGCCGTGTTCATCAAAATACTGTTGTAATTCATCAAGAGTAAGCTTGGTATCCTCGTACCAACTATCGTTAAAATCCGTATATGCCGCCGTTGCAGAAGCAGTTGCTTGTTCAATAGCACTATTGTAATCGTCTAAAGCGTCTTGTAATTCTTCTTGACGTTGTGCATCATCATAATCCTTTGCTTCTTTTGTTGCACGTTGACGAATTTCTTGAATCTTATTTTGATATTTCTTTTCTTCCTCTAATAACTTTTTCTTTTCTGCTCGTTCTTGAGAAACCTTATCTTTTGAAACAGAAGGTGTTAAAGGAGTAGACCAAAGACCATCGCCTGCTAAAGAACCATTTTTGAGATAATCAAAAGAATTATCCAACAAACTCTTTGCATTTTTAACTTGGTCAACAATACCTTTTGCAGAGTCACTTATTGAATCAATGGACGTTTCGTAAACTGAGTCACGATATTCTATAAGATTTTTCTGAGCTTCAAAATAATCATTTGATACTGTTTCAAGAGTAGAAGCCAATTCAGACCAAGAAGATGAGGTTTCGGGAACTGAATTTATTAAATTATCTAATTCTTGATGTAATCTTTGAGCATACTGAGTCTGAACCAAATATCGCTGATTAAGCAAATCCATTTTACCGGAATAATCTTTTTCATATAAACCGTCATATGCCGTCTTTAAAGCTTCAACCTGTTCAGTATAAGCCTTTAAAGCATTTGTTACAGTATCAATTTGATATTTGAAATCAGCATCATATTGTTTCTCATTGATTTCTTTAACCTTTTTATCGTAAGTTTTCTTCGCCGAATCTTTTTTCTTTTCATTGTCATCAGACCCTAAAGAATTAGCAGCTTTAAGTCTGTCCTTTGCCTTTTTTGATGCAATTTGCATAGTAGCATATTGGACGACAAACTGTTCATCCGTACTCAAGTTACTTGTATCAATAACATTTTTGCCATTAGTATTGATGACTGCAAGTGATTTTGTATTTCCCCAATTACGAGCAAGAATAGCATATGCCTGACTAATATTTTGGATTTGATTCAATTCTTCCATATTAGTACCAACACGAGCCATCATTGCGTTATATGCACCATTTGACATATCAATTTGTGCATTTAAATATGCAGATTGTAGGTCAGCAATACCATTTTGAACAACGTCCATTGCACCTGATTCCAAAGACCAACCCTCAGTTGTAAGTTTTAACTTTTTCTTTAAATCAGGAAATTCTTTAACCAAATCAGACATTTGTTCATCAGTCATAGCAGTCTTACCGTTTACAACGTCTGCGATTTGAGCATAGTATTTCCAAGACCGCTCTGTCTTCCTTATACTTGTAGTCAAATCAGTAACATTCTTTGTAAAATCTGAAACTGATTTCGCTTCGCTGTCAATGTCAATGATAACATTGTCATCTGACAGCTTTGTAAGTAAAGTGTCTACTTCATCTTGAGTAATACCTAATATGCGACATAAATCTTTAAATTGTTGCTGAATTTCAGGAATGTTAGTATCGTCTGCATTTATATCAATGTCAAAAAGGTCAGTTGTCTTTACTCCGTTATCTTTAAAGCTTTGTAGAATATTTTGAACTTCATCTTTATTGGTTTCAAGACCTACTTTGATCTTGTGGTCGGTTTCACTACCTCTATCAATACTATCCAATAAATCATCAAAAGCATATTTCGCATCATCTGTACTTTGAGTAATCTCAGTGACTTCGTTTTGAATTCTTGTTAAGTTATCAAATGCTTGGTCTACATTTTCTCCGCTTTGTAATGCAGTGTTGTAGTCATTGATAGCATTTTGTAAGTCGGTATAAGTCTTATAATAATTATTATTTGACAAAACAGCGGCTTTTGAATATTCTTTCAAATTCTTCAATGATTGTTCATAATCATCGTATTTTAACTTATCAATTAATTGATTGATAATATCCAAAGCATCTTCAGTTTCAGAGTTCTTTCCTTTTTCAGAAACTATTTTGCTATAAGCATTAACCAATTCATTATGTAAATCGCCTATATTACCCTTTAATGTAAAGTAAGGAGAACCATTACCTTGTTTCACTTCTGCGGTTGGCAATGCATCTCTTAATAAATTAGTAGTGAATTCGTTATATCTTACACTTCTTGATGTAATTCTTTTCTCGTTTTCAACCTTTTTTCTATCTGCCGCTATATTACCATCATTCTCAGCAACATAATCTTTAGCTTTTTGTCTTTCGAGTTTATCAAGTTTCTTTATTTGCTCGTCATACTTACCGTTAACAAGGTCAATTCCTTCAGCTTCTAATCCAAATTTGTCTATAAGGTCTTGTTGAATTTTAGCAAGTTCTTCTTTATTTGATTTGACTTCATCAGTTGTCAAATTAGCATTCTGCATTTTTTGAGCTAATTCTTCATAACTTTGACGACTATCATCTAAAGATTCTTGTTCTTCTTTATACTGATTAGTCAATTCCGTAGAAGCTTTTCTCAAATCTTCGCTATAATGAATTGCTTTATCAATGCCCTTGATAAGTAAGTCAATGCCTATGCCTATAAGCATATTAATACCGGCACTTGCAAGGCTTGCACCGAGATTTTTTATTATTCCACCGAACTTTGAACCTTGATTACCTGCGGCTGCAAGTACGGCTTTATATTCTTCAACGCCGTCATTGGCATGTTCTTGTGCCGTAACGAACTTTTCTAATTCTTTAGTAGGAATATTATATGATTCAATAATTTGCTTTCGGTCTTCTTTTGTCACACCTACAAGTTTATCTTGAAGTTTTTTTGGACTGTATAATGGATTTTTAAACCAATCATTTTCTTCTTGCGTGATTTCAGTACGTGGTTTAGCCCTAAGTGATTTTATTGCTTGTTTCCAAGGGTAATATACTTTACCTGTTTCAGAATTGTATTGTACTGCCAATTTAATTCTGAATAGCTACTTCCGATAACTATTGGTAAATTATACTTGAAATACACCGTCTTTTGGTATATAATGTAGATAACAATAAAAATTACAGGGGGAATATGACAATGGAATCATATATTGTACTCTTTTGTCCAAAGTGCAAAGAAGAAACAGGAAATGGATATTTTAGGGAACTAAGTGAAGAACATTGTGAAAAATGGAATATAGAAGTTCCACCAAGAATTTGTCCTAAACATCATTGCGAGGGAGAGCCTGTTGATATACCGGATAGTGAATTTATGATTCTTTACGACCAAACAGAAGACCCTGAATTCATAGAAGCAATGGTTAAACTCCGCAAAGATGACATTATTGAATATAGAACAAGATTTCTGCAATTTAAACGACAATATGATGCAGAGATTGCCCGTTTACAATCTGGCTTACCTCACTGCCCACACTGCAACAGCACCGACTTGTCTAAAATATCAAATCTTTCAAAAGCAGGGAAGATAGGCTTGTTCGGTATCTTCGGAGCAGGGGACTTGGGTAAGACTTATAAGTGTAATAAATGTGGTTGTAAGTTTTAGGTAATATGGCTCAATATGTTGTGATGGCTTAATTTCTTCATTATCAACATTTTTTGCTTTATTGCCATTGATATAATCCAATGTTGTATCATATTCAAGATTTTCACGTTGTTGTCGTATTTCACTTAATGATAGAGATAAAATATTCTCTGCTTCAGAAAACGTGCAATTATATTTAGATAATAATTGTGAAATCTCAACAACTAAATATAACTTTTTAGAATTGGGATATTTAAAATCCAAGATAAATCATTCCTTTTTATAATAGGATAATTATTTAATATAAAGACTCTATTGCAGAGTCTTTTTTACTTTAGAAATGTTACAATAATATTACAAAATAAATCATCCACTTGACTTTTGGGACACATATGTGCTATAGTATACATATGGGCTACAAAAAGGAAGGTGAATGATATGGGCTCAAAAATGGGCAGACCAACTGATAATAGAAAAGGCAAATCTATACATGTTAGGTTAGATGAACAAAGTGATACAATATTAGAAATCTACACTAAACAAGAAAATATAAGTCGTGCCGAAGCTATCCGTAGAGGAATTTACAAGTTGGAAAGCGACATTAACAAATAAAAAGAACACCCGTCCTTCCGACCAAAGAATGTACGAGTGTTCCCACAAAACCAAACATCTATCAAGATGTTGTAAATACATTATACAACTTTCTATGTTAGATGTCAATGGTTTTTGTAACATAACAGTAACATAAAAGGAGAAATGTATAATGAAAAATATTAAGGACATCTTGACCATTCGTGACGAATTAGATGAGGTAAGAGAAGGCGTAAATGAAGTGTCTTCTTTGATAAATGTTTTAAGTGTTGCTATAGATGAATCAGCTAAAGACGAAATTGAAATTCCGGCTTTACAATCATCACTAAATGGTTTATTTAAGTATTTGGGCTCTGTTGATTCTCTTTTGCACAGTGCTTGTAAACAACTTGAAGCTTATGAACTTACAACCTCGAAAGGTGGTGTTTATTGTGAATAATCAAATGCAGATATTCTCAAATGATATATTCGGAAACATTAGAACAACCATCATCAACAATGAACCTTGGTTTGTAGGTAAAGATATAACAAATATCCTGGGATACCAAAACGGTAGTCGAGATATTAATCGCCATGTTGATGATGAAGATAAGCTGACCGAACGAATTGTTATGTCAGGTCAAAACCGTGAAGTAACTTTCATCAACGAGTCAGGTTTGTACAGTCTTATCTTATCAAGCAAAATGCCAAATGCGAAAAAGTTTAAGCGTTGGGTTACAAGCGAAGTTCTGCCTACTATCCGAAGAACCGGAGGTTATATTCCGATTTCAAGCAATGAAGATGAACTTACCATAATGGCAAAGGCTCATAAAATTCTTGAACGCACATTAGAAGAAAAGAACCAACTTCTTGAAACCAAATCAAAAGCCTTAGCTATTGCTCAGCCAAAAGCAGACAAGTATGATAAACTTATGAGTGCAAAAGGATATATAAGCTTCAATGTTGCTGCTAAACAATTAGGTTGGGGAAGAAATAAGCTTATGGCTTTTCTCCGTGACAAAGATGTATTGTTCAGAGATGGTTTATCCAATATAGCATATCAGAAATATTGTAAATTGGGATATTTTGTTGTAAAATTCTCAATAGGCAAAAATGGATATGCTTGTGGAGTAACGAAAGTTACACCTAAAGGATTGGATTTTATCTATAAGTTACTTTCAACTGAACAAGTAGCATAAGTGTGGTTGTAAGTTTTGATGCATCAAAAAAGACTTATCTCATTAAGAGGTAAGTCTTTTTGTATTTATTCATCTATATTTATTCATCATTTTTGTCTTTAGCAAATTGTTTTGCTAAATCAGGAATTGTAGTATCAAAAACATTTTTTACGATAAAATATAACATTGATATTAATTCAACAATAATAGAACCTAAATATATTTTTAGCATATCAAATATACTTGTTGACATATCCGAAGGAAAAGGATTGCCTGTCATATATCCAACTATAAAACAAATAATTACACCTGTTAATAAAATGAAAAATAAACCAAACTGGCAAGCCAAAAAGGAAATCACAGCTTTTAATAACCAATCCTTATGTTTACGCTTGGTTTCTTCATTTTTTGTAATCTCATTAGGAATTGCTTCTGCAATTGTTTTATTATTAGTATCATCAACTATTTGATTAGCATTTATACCCCGATCTGTTGATAAATCATTGTTGTCTATATGAAAATGAATTAAATCTCTTTTTATTTTACTGATTGAACTTTTTTCGTTTTTTGGAGGAGATACTGTTACTTTATCTTTTGTATCTATTTGTGCCACAATTATCCCTCCTGAAGTGTGTCAGATGAATCGTCTACAAATCTTAATTCTAAATAATTCAACCTTGCTTTCATAACACTAGTCGAAACCTGAAAAATTTGTGCTAAAACCGACAATGATGGTTTTAATAATTGATTGTATATAGACATCAAACTTGAATAGGGAATAAGAAGTTCTCCTGCAAAAATGTTTGCGTCTCGCTCTCTATCTGAATTATCATCAGTTCTTAATTCTAAATGATTTATCTCTAAATTATCATTATGCAAACAGCAATGTGCTAATTCATGAGCGATTGTAAATCTTATTCTATTCAGTGTCATTTTAGTCGCATATAAGATATTAAGAGAGTCTTTTTCGGACAACGCCGCACCGATGATACTATTCTGTGGATAATTGCCAGCCTTTTCAGCCTCAGAAAAATCATAGCGAACCAAACGAATCCCTATATTGTCAACTAATTTCTTTATATCAATTGGTGGGGATAAGCTTATGCTATATTTTTCAAGAAGTTCATAGGCAGTTAATCCACCAATCTCATTGAGTATTTTACACATATTATTATCACCCTTTTCATTAGTATTTCCAAAACAAAACATTAATCCATATACAAAAAAATACACTTTTTACATTCTCCTGTCTATATGTTTTAATAATTATAACACATAGCTAAAAAGAAAAGTGTCAAAATGTGTAATTTATGTTCAAGTTAATTAATTGTTTACACTATTATTTTACCACAATAGAATCAATGTGTCAATATTTTTGACATTAAAAAGACTCACCTTGTTTATGAGGTAGGTCTTTTATACTTGTTCATAATTTAATTCCAAATTTCTAAAAATTTTTTCATTGTGTAAATTGCATTTTCAACAACATTTTCCTCCATTAATCAAAAACTCAAGCAAAAGTTCCTTAAAATCTTCTTCACTCTTATATACCTTTGTGCTATCTGTCAAAGTAATCCCTTGCTCGTGACTTTCTACAAGTTCAATACCGTAATCAGTACAAATCTTTTCAAATAGTTCCTTATCAAACATACATATCACCTCAACTATATATTCTCCACAAAATCCTCCACAAAGTCGTGTAGATGAATAGGGGAGAGGTCATATTGATTCGCCATAGAGACTAATCTCTCTACTGTGTTCTTCTTTGTTGATATATCCTCTATCCGCACATTACCACACTTAATGCCGTATGAAGATATATCATTGTTTTTCGTTTCAATTAATTCGTACATATTTTAATCCTCTTTTTCATTTAATTTCTCTATAATTATATAATATATGGCATTATATAGCAATACATTATAATAATTTGTAAATAAGTTGTAAAATGTTTATTACAATTACATTTACATACAAAAAGAACGTATCCGTAGACACGCTCAAAATAAGAATATATTGACAGTTAATGTTGAATTTGATATAATAATGTTGTGGAAATCATGCCGTTATACAGTTGAGTTTTAGCTTCTTTTGTAAACGGTATGACGGTTTAAGGACGGTTGCCTTTCATCTCGCTTGAGCGGAATGGAGGCTATGTATAAGCTCTTGACGAGAAATTTTCTTGAAAGGAGGCTGATACATAATTACTTCTTTATTTTTTGGTATCTGTACTATTATTGATACCGTTGTAAATGTAATGGCACTTGTGCTTTACATTTGCGATAGAAATAAAAAGTGAGCCGTCTGCTGCAACAGATGATGTGACCCCCAAAAGTTAGACTTTTTATAGCGTAGTAGTTTTAACGACTGCTACGCTATTTTTATGCAGCCAA